CGATTCAATCAGTGGCTGAAGGTAGTACTAACGGTACAATTTCTGTAGATGGTTCAGATGTTGCTGTTCATGGCTTGGGATCTGCTGCTTATACGGCTTCTACAGCATATGCAGCTGCTTCTCATACACACACAACAGCCGATGTAACATTACTTACAAGCTATAGTAAAGGTAGTTCTTCTGCAGCTCTTGCTGCTACAGATACTTTGAATCAAGCTTTGAGTAAATTAGAAAATCAAATTGATTCTAAGGCGAGTGTTGTATTCCGTGATTGGTCACAAAACTAAAAATCAGAATTTATTAATTAAAATTCTAAAGAGAGCTACTAAGAAAGTAGCTCTTTTTAGTTCTAATATATAGTTTTAATATTTTTTAAGGAATAATATAATGCAAAAGAAACAAATGTATCGTTTAATTGCTGATGAAGGTAAAGTTTTAACAGATGGTAAAATGTTCGCAAAAGTCATAGATATTTTAGCTGAAAATCTTCACAAATGGCAAGAAGTTGATGAAAATAAAAAAGACGAAAATAAAGAACAAGTTAGAGAAGAAGAATAATAATATTTTGCTATAATCTTTAATAATTATAACCTTTTTTCTTTATTAAGTTCTATTTAATAAAGATATTTGTTATTATAGGAAATAAAAATGTTAGGTAGTTCAAATAGCGTAGTAGGTAAAAAGTATGTTAATGAAAATAATACATGGACAGGTACTAATACCTATCAAATAAGTCCTATGGTTCCTAATATTAATGATTTGACAGATTCTAGTCAAAAAGTAGCAAATACAAAATTTGTTCAAGATGTTGTTAAAGAAAACGAAAAAAAATTAATTTTTAGACGTTGGAATGAATAATTTTATATTTAATTTAATTGATTAATTAAGAGAGTATAATAATACTCTCTTTTATTTATATTAAAAGTCTTTAAGGTTCTATTATAGTAAGATATATTTTTTTAAAAATTGCTTTATTTTGATATATAAAGGATTTGATATGCAAGGTAATACTAACTCAAACGGTCGTAAAAACGAAGATCTTTTAAAAATAGATAACGAATACTTAGAAAATATTGAATATAAAAGTGGTGAAAAGCAAATTGCTTTGCCTACAGAAGGCTACGATGGTTATAAAGCCGTTGAGTTATCATTTGATATGGGTTCAGATGCTCCAGAAGATCGTGTAATTATTCAACCTTCTGTTGTAACATCAGGTACTTATACTGACGATGAAGGACATGAAGTTGCATTTAATCCTTTAACACATCCGTATCAATATGATGAATATAAATTATTTAAGGTAAAAAAATATCCTGAAGATTATGTTAGTGATCCTGAAATTGGGGCCAATATTAAATTTGAGGCATATCAATCAAAAGATGATGAATCTATAAAAGCTAATATATCAGAAGATGATCCACATGGCTATGAAGCTATAGATACATTAAAATTACGTCGTGTTGGTTCATGGATTGATAGTAATATTATTCCTAGTAATATTTTAAAAGGACGTACTATTTTAGGTGTTACTGGTACTGTCGATAAAAGAGATCGTACTACTTTACCTTCTAGAGCGGCAGGAACTGATTGGACCACAGCAGATGGATATCCTGCAAAAATTACTTTAAATCAAAATGTAAGCGGAAGTACAAACCCAATTAAATCAACAGTTATTGTTAAAAGAGATGGTGCAGAAACTACAGAAGCTGAAATAAAAGCAAATAGTAAAATTTATCAAGCAACTGATCCAAGTGGTAGAATAGCGGGAGAATTTGTATATACAGAAGCTAAGGTTGATCCAGTAGTAGTTGATATTAAAAATGTAACAATTAGTCCTACAAATTTAAGATATGGTTATAGAGATGGAAGATTTTACATAGATCCAAATGATTTTAGTGGATATACTGGTTTAGGACGTGTAAACTTTCCGGCATTAACTGTTGAAATGCTTCAAGATCTAGATAAAGAATTAAGTCATAGAGAAGAAGGTTATTTTACCCCAGAAAATATTAAACGCGGTGTAAGTTTATGGGGCGGATTAATAACAGGTACATTTGATAGATCTTTTAAAGAAGCAAATGGTGTAGTAGTTGAGCCAAAATATAATGAAAGTACTACAAAATTAGTAGAAGATTATAATATTGTAAATCCAGATACTGGAGAAATAATAACGGCGTATGATGGCTTAAAAGGATTTACAGTTACTGCTGTTAATAATCAAATGATTCAATCTTGGGATGAAAATCTTAAGGCTGAAAACATTGCTAATGGTGTAACAATTTTTGGCATACAAGGTATTGGTGGTGGTTCATCTATTATTGAGGGTGATGATAATCTAGTTTTAACTCCTGGAAAAACTTTTGGTCAAGTATCAGAAGAAAATCTTCCAGCAAATTTAAAGAAAATCACTATAAGAGGTTTATTAGATATTTATGATGAAAATGTATCTACTACTCAAACAGTTGCAGAATATATTGAGCCAACATTGGTTGCAGAAAACATTAAAGAAGGAGCAACAATTTTTGGTGTAGATGGTACATTTAATGGTACAGATTATACATTTTATACAGATACAATTACAGTAAATCCTTCTAAACAAAAACAAACAATTAATGCTTATGATAGTGCATACAAAGTAGATGGTAAGACAGCCGATGGTTTAACTACTTTAGAATTTAATCCAGTTACAATAGATACTGTTACTGATTTATTTCCTACATTATCTAGAGATGTAATTAAAAAAGGTGTTGAAATAGATCCAGATTTTATTGGTACCTATGAGCCAGAAATTGAATTACAAAATAAAGAAATTACTTCTTCGTGGCAAAGTGATCAAACTGTTACGCCTGATCAAGGAAAAGATGGATTATCTAGAGTATTAGTTAAAAAATTAGATACCAGTACAATAGCTAATTTGAGTCCAAAAAATATTAAAAAAGATGTAACAATTATGGATGTTACAGGTATTTATGAAGGTAAACCTCAAATTTGGTTTGATTTTGAAGATAAAGTTAATAGCTATTCTGATTTAAGTGAAAATGTATATGGTTCTGGTGGATGGGTTGCTGTAACTGGTTATCCACTAGAAACAAACAGTTGGTCTTTAGATACTTTATTAACTATAAATAATATTGATTTAGTGGTTAATAAATTAAGCGCAGATTTACAATCTCAATTCTTCAATTATAATGAAGTAGAAGTAACAGATGATATTATTGAACAAAGTTATATTATATTTAATAATGGTAAATATTATCCAAATTTAGCACAAACTGAGGATATTCCAAATCAAAAAAGATATTGGTATCCATATACAAACAATAAAGATGTTGATGGTTTATTAGTAAATGTAAACACAGATGATGGTCAAGAACATGAATTTAGATTATATGTAATTTATGATAGTAATAATAAAAATCCTACATTACCAGTATTATATAGTGTTCCTAGACTTGGAGAATTAAGTTTAAGTGATTTACCAGATGGATATGATAGATTTTATGAAATAGATGGTACAAATTTAGCTTTAAATAATATAAAGAAAAAATGGATTAGTATAGGTGAACATACTACTTATATACCAAAAACTTTATCAAATAAATCATTACATTGGATATTACCTAATAGAAAAGAAGTATTAACAAAAGCTGAGTTGCATAATGATAAACCGGTTACTGTAAATATAAGTGCTTTAGATTTAGATTATGGTATGCCAGAAGAAATATCATCTGAAATAGAATTAGTGAAAGATGTATGTAGAAACAAAAATGAATGGTCAACAAATGATTTTTCATTAATTGATAGTGATCATATATTTACTCCGTCATCTAATTCACCTAGTGTATGGTTTAATTCTGCAGATCATGCAAATTTTGATATTATAATTAAATTTATGCTAACTTCTGCAGATTTTGGTAATTATAACACTAGATATTTGTTTAATATTAATAGTAGTAGAGTATCTGTATATAATAATGATAATAATTTAGAGCTACATGGATCAATATATAATTCAAGTTGGACACGAAGTATTACATTTAATACTTCTCCAGAATTAAATATATGGTATTGGTTAAAGGTTTCTAAAACAGGTAATGTCTGGGATTATTATTTATTAAGAGATGAAAACGATTCATATTCATTAAATAATTTACCAAATGTTGAGGATTGGTCACATGAAGGCTCAATGACACATTATACAAATATATCTTATAAAACTATGTATATAGGTAGTTATTCTACTAGTACATCAGATTCAAATTATTTTTTGGGTAAAATAGATTTAAAAAATTGTATGATAAGTGATGAATCCGGTACATACCTTAAATTTTATAAGGAAATGGGTTATAATAATATCACAAATCATAATATTTTACCTATTCAAAGAAATCTTGCATTTATAACAAGAGATTTAAATCGTTATGTATTAAAAACAAATAAAGATGAAATTTGGCACTATGATAATTATGATAGTAATGATTATTTAATGGATTTCATGACAAATGGTTATGTAGTTTTACCTACTGAATTTAATACAAATAGTGCATCTTCTTGGGAAATAAGTATGCATTTTATAGCACCTGAAACTACAAATAATGAAAATAGACATTTTGCTAGATGGCGCAGTGGTTATAGTACAACAAGTGATAATTATGTAAATTGCGTATGGCTTGATACCAGTAATCAAATTCGGATGCGTATGTATGGACAAAATAATAGTAGTACCTCTTTGATTATGGATAAAGTTGTATCTGGCGATTATTTATTAGAAACTGGTAAAGCCTATTATATCAAGTTTGGGTTTACTGGTTCAAAATATTATTTGTATTTAAGTGATAATAAATATTATAGCAATTTGTTAGTAAACTATTCTTATAATTCTAGCTATAAAACTAGTAGTAATAGTGGCGTAAATAGTAGGTTAGTATTAGTAAATTATGTAGAAACAACAAATAATAATGGTTCATTACGATTTTTATATTTAGATGAAGATACATATGTTAAATTAAATACTAATTATATATGGAAGCATGCTCCAGATGAATATATTGGTAATTTAATGAATTATACAGATGATGGTTCAGAAGTAACTATGCCAGTATATTTAGTTAAGTTAAAAGATTCTGATAAATATACATATATCTTTTCACCAGATGATACATTTGATATGACAGAATTTGATTCATCAGAATATGTTGGTACAGTACATATTCCATATCACCATATATTTAATTGGGATCCTGAAGATGAAGAATATGATTCGGCTAGACTTTTAGAATTAGATATAAGTGATGAAGATGCAATTTTATATACTTCAACAACCATAGCTTAATGAGGAAATAAATTAATGACACAGCAAAAAAAGAATTTTAATTTAAAAGTTGGCGATAAAATTGATTATAAAGTCATAAAGTATGGTTATAAAACAGTTAATGGTACTATTAATGTTACAGAAGATTTGGATAATTTAACACAAATTACTTTAGATCCATCTAGTGAAATTTATAATAGTAATTTAGATTATACAATTAGTACAGAAGATTTGTGTCCACCGATTATTACATTTAATAATGATATAACTTTACCTGATGGTTATGTTATGAAAAAAAATAGTTATATGTATGCTCCATATGGACAATCTTATTTATTACCAAAGTATTCTGATGGCGAAGAAAATATTACTAGAGTTGGTAATATTAAAATAAATAGTAATAAAATAGCATCTAATTTTTCAAGTAATGATTATATAAAAACAATAGTTCCATTTAATCCAAGTAATAATTTATGGGAAGTTAAAATTAAATTTAAAACAGGTAGCGATTTTTCAGACGATCAAAGTCTTTTTCATAGTTCACCAGCTGATGTTAGATACGGTGTTGGACTTTGGATAAATAAGACTTCTGGTACTTTTAATTATTTTTGTTCTACTGATGGAAATAATTGGTTATTTGATTTAGTTGGTACATTTACTTGTAATTTAAATACAATTTATTGGGTAAAAATTGGTTGGACAGGAACAGAATATTATTTAGATGTATCTGAGGATGATATAACTTATATTAGAGATATTACATATGCATCAGAAATTCCTTTATTTAATGCATTAATAAGTACATATTTTGGTATATATTATAGAAACGGTATGGAATATCCATGGAAAGGTACTATTGATTTTTCAGATAGCTATATAAAAGTAAATAATAATATTATTTGGGAATTAAATTGTAGTAGTCTTAGTAAAATGTATTTTACACAAGGCTCGATACAAGTTACAAATGGTATAGCTAATAATTTTTATAATAATAATCTTTGGTATTTAAAATGGATGTCTTCTGATACTTTTGAATTTATAACAAAAGCAAATACGGGATTATTACATGATAATAGTTATTTATTATATGATGTAACAAAAGGAACAGCTGTTATTTTATTAGATAGTTCATCACGGGTATGTTCATATATTAATAGTAGTTGGGTATATAATAATTATACAGTAGAGTCTAATAAAAATTATTGGTTTAGATTAAATGTCGTAAATAGACAAATAAATTGTTATGTAAAAGAAGCTGGAGAAGAAGAAAATTGTCCAGAAATCAATAATATGGATTTGGCCTTTTCTGTAAAAAATAATCAAACTTTTATTGGACATCAATTTACAGTAAGCTATAATAATAACAGTAATGAATATTGGAAAGGTACTATTGATTTAAATAAAACTATTTTTATTACAGATAATACAACATGGAAAATAAAGTCGTTATATGAATTAAATTATGAAACTGTATATAATCCATTGTTAATTACTGATGATCATATAGTTTCCGGATTTAATTACAATACTTATATTAAATTGAATAATATATTTAATCCTGGTAATAAAACTTGGGAAATGCAATTTAAATTTAAACAAGATCAAGTTGATAGTAATTGGAGAGCTTTATTTGGAAGCACAAGTAATGATTATACTTCTGGTGCGCATTTTTATGTTACAGGAACAGGTGGAATTTCTGTAGAATTGGGACAAGGTAATAATTGGGGTATTACTGGAACAGGTGGATTTCATGCTGGAAATTTATTTACATCAAATGAATGGTGTTGGGCAAGATTAGAATTTACTGGATCTTCATATAATGTTTGGTTTTCTAAAGATGGAATTAATTTTAACAAAGTTAGTTACAAAGAATCAACAACAACTATAAATGCCACTCAACCTCAAGCTATAGGTTGTGATGAATATACAAGATCTAATTCTCATAGTTTTAATGGTAGTATTGATTTAAATGAGACTTGGATTAAAATAGATGGAGAATATTGGTGGAAACCAGTAAACTTAGTAGCTAAAACAATACCAGGTATTTTAGATACAGGGTATATTGATACTGGAGATGAAGTTACTTTAAATCTTTATGACATTCAGACAGATAAACGAAATTTAATACTCAATACAAATACAAATCATAATGTTAACAATTTGAAATTTCAGGAATATATAGATCAAATAACTATCCCAGAACATGGTTTATCTATATATGAAAACGATATGTGGTCAAAAAGGCGCGAAGTTACTTTGACTGTAGATGATGAAAATGTTGATATTTACACAGAAGGTAATGTATAAATTTAGAAGGTTAAAAAAATGACACAAAAAACTATTAAAATTGATTATACTAAACCAGTTTCTTATAAACTTATTAAAGATGGATATAAAACAACAAAAGGTATGGTTTCTGCTAGTGATGGAATGCCAAAATCATTAGAATTAGATATACCTTCAGAAGTCTATAATACTGATCTAGAATATAGTGTCAATGTTAATGTAAATGGAGCTCCAGTTATTACTACTAATCAATTTACATTACCTGATGATGAAATTTGTGAAGCTAAAACATATTGTTATGCTTTAAAAGGAAAAGATTATAAGTATATATCAAAAGAAAATGTTAGACATTATGATAATTTTAAAATTATTGGAAGTCCAAATATTACAGCTAGTGGTATTGCAAGTAATTTTTCAGTACAAAATCATTTGGAATTATTAAATAAGCCAACTTATATAGCTGGAACAATTGATTCTTTTGAGTTACAATTTAAAGTACATACACCTACTTCAGAAAATTGGACATCTTACTCAAGACTTATGAATGATCATAATAGTTACGATGGATTTGTACTAGAATTTCCAAATAATAGTAGAGAAATTGTATTTAAATATGGAGCAACTGATTTAATTACTAGTAATGTAACAGGATTACCAGATACAGATTATTGGATTAGAGTAACTTACGATGGTTCAACTATGTCAATTCTATATGCATTAGATGGTATATCATATACTGAAGGAGCTTCTAGATTAGTATCAAAATCTAGTTTTGGTATTACTACAAATGCTGTTGACATTGGTGCTAGACCTTATGGGGATCAAAATCCAGAATGTAATTGGCCTGGTTTAATAGATTTGTCAGAAACTTATATTAAAGTAAACAATGAGTATTATTGGCTTCCTTATAGAGATATAATTGAAGATGTAACTGCTCAAATACCAGGAATTCTTGATTCTTCTATTACAACGGATAATTGGCAGCAAAGTCAAGAATATAAATTATATCAATTAAAAAATCAAAATAATACAGATAGTTTACAATTAACAGAAAATAGTATTACAGATACTACACAAAAATATAAACAGTATATTGATCAAATTACTATTCCAGCTAGAGATTATAAATGGTATTATTTTGATCAACATAATTATACTTTAATTGGTGATATTAATTATAATAAAAAAACAGGTATAATTAATAATTTTAGTCAAGATAATTATATCCATATACAAAATATATTACCAGAATTTAATACTTTTGAAATGCAAATAGTATTTGATTATAGTAGATTACCAAGTACAAATGCTACAAGATTAATAGGAAAAAATTCACAAGATATACAATGTGGATTAGTTTTAGGTATAAATAGTGGTAATGGATTAACATTATGGACCTCATCGAACGGTAATGAATGGACAGCTTCTACAAGTTCTTCATATGGGGTTTCAATTAATACTAAAACATATTTAAAAATTATTTTTGAAAATTCAACATATACTGTTTTAGTAAGTACTGATAAAATAAATTGGACAACTTATATCACTTTAAATGATAATAAATTTATTCAGTCTCAACCATTTGATATAGGTTCTTATTTAAATAATTATTTACTTGGTAATATTTATATAAATGAATGTTATATAAAATTAGACGGAGCTTTGTGGTGGGATCCATTTTATTTAAACGAATGGTTAACTAATAAATCATATTATACTTACAATGTAAATACTGACTATTCTGATACTTTAGATTTTTCAGAATCATATATAGGTGTAGCACAAAATCAATATCATAAATATGTCAATCAACATGTTTGTTTAATGCCAATAAATGGAGGCGAAACAGTTACATCTTATGAATTAAATGGAACAAAATTTGGTAATATTATTTTTAATGAAAACACTGGAATTTTAAGTAATTTTTATCAAACAAACTCTGTACATTTAAATCAAACTTTAGATTTTACTAAATCTTGGGAAATGCAATTTAAATTTACTACTTCTGATGATGTAGCAAGTAGACAAAAATTAAATGGATCTATTGATAATGTTGATTTAACTTTTCCTACACTAGAATTTAATACATGGACAGGAGATCCAAAATTTACTATATGTTTATCTTCTAATGGTGAAGCATGGGATATAACAGATAATGCGGCCGGTAATTTAATAATTCAGCCAAATACAATATATTGGGTAAAATTTGGATGGAATGAAACAGATTATTATGTAGAATATTCATTAGATGGAATAACATATACAAGAGATATAACTTTATCTAATTCTACACCTGTTTATATAACTACTAATTTAATGGGAATAGGCAATGATTTATATCAGAATGGTTATTCAATTCCATTTTTAGGCACCATTGATTTAAAAGAATGTAAGATTATAGTTGATAATAATGTTGTATGGACAGGAACAAATGTTATTACAAAATTAAATCAATATCCTATTACAAATAAGGTTTTGAGTTCAAATATTACAGTTTATGGCAATCCAACTATTCGTAAAAATTTAATATTAACAAATCCAAATAATTCTAATTATTTAATATTAAATAATGTAAATATTAATACCAATAACTATGAGGCATGCGTTAAATTTAAATTAACCGGTTTTTATGGTAATGGAGAATATAAATATGCTGCATTAATGATGGGCGATTGTTTTGATATGGAAATTAGAAAAACAGGTAATGATAATCCAATTTTATTATATACTAATGGTAATGATCAGTGGGAGTCAACAATTAATGGTACTTTTGAATTATCATTAAATACCTGGTATTGGATGAAAATAGTAAAAGAAAACGATATTAAAACATTATATTATTCATTAGATGGTAAAACTTGGATTTTAGATGGGACAATAGCTGATACATATAGTTATACAATGAATCAACTATATATTGGAGGAGCACCTAGTTGGAGTTCTGATTCATTTTTAGTTGGTAGCATTGACTTAAAAGAAACATATATTAAAATAAATTCAATTGAAGTACCTATTTTAAATAATATAATTTATTCATATTTACCTGGTTGTTTATATAATTATGCAGATGAAGGAAATGAACATAATTTTGACGTATATTATGATCAAAATTATACTCAACCAGTTTTAGTAAGTACCGGTGAAGAATATTTTAATGGTACTAAGGTTGATACAATAACTATACCAAAACATAATGTATGGAATTATGAAAATAACACTTGGCAAAAAATTATAGATAACAACATTCAAAGTGATGCATCTACTTCTGAAGATGATGATATATTTCAACAAACAAAAGCTATTTTTGATTTTTCTGATACAGAAACATATCAAAATCAATCATCTACAAGTAATTATGAAATATTAACTCCATCAACTATAATAAATGAAAATCAGGCATTAGATTATACTATTAGAAGTGAATATTCAGGTACTCCTCCAAGAATAATAAATAATAGATTCAGAATTTATAATGGTTGTATTACAAGAATTCCTTGTTATGGAAATCAAACAATATTGACATTAGCATTATATAATGGATCTATTTTAATAAATAATGTTTCTTATAGCGCTTCTGCTTTAGGAGAACCTTTAACATTTAACTCAACTGAGTATTCTACTATTGATTTAGAGATTAGTGGTAAAAATGCAGCAATTACTAAAATAGAAGTAGAATATGTATAAAACAAGTTCTAAAGATATATGATAAAATACAATTAAGGAAATTAAAATGGCAACTTTAAAATATAATGATATAGAATACAATGTAGTTTATATTGATCCTATTGCAGGAATAGAAGGTGGTACGGGTGAAACAGTAGATGATGCCTTAAAAGATCTTCCAAATGATTTAACAGATAATACTTGTTATTTGATTCGTAGATTTGATAGTACACAAGGTTATACAGTAGATTTAAAAAGATCTTGGTTTGCTTCTTTAGTTAATATTATGTTTTTGGGTATGCCAGATAATAATAGTCCATTTTATCAATTATTAGATGAAAGTGTAAAAACAAAATGGTCATCAGATGATGCCAAATATGCAGCCATTAGATGTAATATGAAAGACAATTTAAGTAATTATGGCGGCTATTATGACTTTAGTTTTAATGATTCTGGAAATACCACTTTATTTAAAACTACAACAATTAAGACTTTTATTGCTGAAAATTGTTATTTTTATCGTGACAGTGATGGTGATTCATCTATAGTAAATAACATTATACCAGGTAGTAATAATAGTCGGCGCTATTATACGGGTGGTATGTATAGAGTTGGTTTTATATTTGGATTTAATGGTGGAGATGAAATTATTTCATTTAATAACTGTAAATTTGGGTATGATGGTTACAATTTAGAAAATAGTTTATATATTACAAGTAATAGTGATGTTGGAACAGATACTCAAAAATATCCAGAATATAAATGTCAGGCTTATATTGCAGTTAGATCTGCTAATGTCTTTAAAATGACAAATTGTTTAATAAATGGAGTATCAGTATATTCTGCATATACTAGTAGTAGTTATCCAATTTATAGCGGAGGAGATACTAATTATTTTACAAGATATGCTCCAAATGGTAATTTAATTTATGTATATAGTGCAAAATATATAGATTTTAGTAATAATATACATAATCAATTATATAGAAAACCTGTTCCTATGACAGATTTTTCACGCGATTTAAATGATATGTATGAGCCATATCAAGGTTTAATTTATTTAAATTCAACATATTTAAATGTAAATAATTTTGAATTAAATCGTTTATTTGTAAATAGAAGTATTATTAACTATGGATGTTTATTTTTAAATGCTAATGATTTAAGAGTACATAAAATTAAAATTAATAATAAATTTATGTATAATCTTGGAGATTATACTGGTGAAGATGAATCTAGTTTAAAAATTGATAGTTATTGGGGTACTTTACATCATAATTATATGATTACAATAAATGCTTATAGAAATGTACAAGTAGATACTATAATTTGTGATAATGCCGATAATAAAACAAATTTAACTTGTGCTCCAGTTTTATATCTTAATACCGTACCAGAAAATGGTGGTAATTTAAATCAATATATTAGAAATATTTATATTAATTACCCAGACACAGCTACAAATAATCCTTCTCATACTGTTTGTTATATTAAGCAACATTCAGCCGTACCTGATTGGCCTTATAATGGTTCACCTTCTGGTGGTGGTTATAATTATAGAGAGATACCTTGTAATGGATGGTCAGACGCCAATTCAGATTATTTATCTAGTAATTCTCAGCATTATGGCTATAATTATGCACGTGGATATTTAGTTGAAAATTTAATAGTTAAAACTCCATTAAATAGTGGTTATGCATTAAACATGCTACATTGTGGTATTAAGTCTAGTGAAATTGATGGTAAAGTAAATGTATACTGTGGTGTTTTAGATTTAAATAAATTATCTAATCACATTTCATCTAGTGTTGGATTAAAAGTTAGAGGTCCATCTTTTGTTAAAATAAATGAATATATCATTGATAAAAATTATTCAGGATATAATGGAGATATTCAAACAGATTTTGTTAATGGTCAATGGAATTCAATTTATATTAATAAAACAAATGGTATAATTTTTAATGAAAAAACTATGTATACTAGCGGTAGTAGTTCATTTACTCAAGAATATGATGGTAACTTTAATTGTGCCTTTATTTGTCCAAATTATATTCAAGATGGTCAATTCTTTGGAAGAAATTTATATACATTTGCTCAATCTTGGAATGTACGTAGAGATGGGTCGAGCTCAACAAGCGGTACATTAAGATTTAGAAATAATACTGGTAATAGTGCTTCTTATCCATTAGAAATTGGTTTAGATCCATCAAATGGTATTTTAATTACACCTAGATCTACTGGTAAAAAGAAAGCTGTTTGTTATTTAGCTTGTAAAAATTTTGATCCTAGTTTGTTATATTTAGGAAATAGAAATTGTGGCATTAAAGTGGAAACAATTGAACATGTAGTAGATCCTTATGAGCCAGAAAAAATCAATGACATTAAACATATTTATACCTCTTGGGGTCTTGGTTGGTTTGATGATACTAGTACTTGGTTAAATGATATTAATTTGAAAAAATATCGTATTGAATTACCATTTGAAGTATTTAATACAGATACTCAAGTAGATGTAAAATTATGGTATAATTGGTATTCAGTAAACGGTGTAACTTATATGGACCCAGGTATAGCTTTAGTTGATTATGAATAATTAATTAAAGATATTTTAAAGGGAAGTATTAATTTACTTCCCTTTTTTATTTTCATTATTTGAATTTAATTATAAACTATAAAGTTCTAATAGATAAGAAAAAAGGATGTTTTATTAAATATCTTAGGATAATTTACTATGCTCAATAAAATTAAAAGTTTTTTAGATAAATATTGTTGGTGTTTTCCAGCATTCATTATTTTAATAGGTACTATTTATTATATTAATTTATTTGAAAGATTATCTGTTCGTGATTTAAATCGTCAAATTAGTGAAAAAAATCAATTAATAACTTTAACAGAAATGTTATCAAATATAGACGATGTTAAAAAATCAATATTAACTTTAGATACTTTCGATAATACATATACTTATTTACTAAAAGATGAAGACGATACACTAAATGAAAATAATAATTCAGAAATTTATCATTCTGCAGGATGTCCTTTTATATTAAAAACTCATCCTCATGAAAATAAAGAAATAAAAGAAAAAATGTTATCTAAAAAACGTGGTTCTTTTGTTACAAAAGAAGAAAATAATGACGAAATAGTTTGGGAATTTAGACATTTTGTTGTTAATAAGGAAAAATTATTAGTTATAACAGGTATTACAAATTATCCAAAAGAGTCAATTGACAATGAATTACAACTTTCAATAAGTATTTTACTATTAATAACCGCGTTTTTAAATTGGGCCTTAATAGGATATTATAAATATTTACGTTCAGGTAGATGTAAAGTTCTAAAAAATATTAAAGAGAATTAAAAATGGATAATCAAATAAAAGAGCCAGAATATCTTACAATTTGTTTATGTTTTGTATTAGCCCTGTTAGGAGGTACTGCTAAAGAATTATCTAGAGTAGAAGAATGCTTTGAATGGCGTAGATTTTTATCTAATGTATTTATATCTGGCTTTTGCGGTATTTTGATTGGCTTATTTGCACCTGATTTTGAGCATAAAAATTGGATAATGGCAGCAGCTGGGGTTTCTGGCGTTGCTGGTATTGCTTTTCTTAATTTTTGTTGGGAATTATTTAAAAGTGTACTATCTCATTTAGTTAATCAACATATTGATATAAAGGATAAAAAAAGGTCAAGAAAGGGGAAATAATATATGAAAGTAAATTTAACACGTATACTTTTTTTAATTATTTTTATATTGTCCATAGCTATGATAATTTTTATTGGACTATGGCGTTACAAAGCTATAAAATTAGATAATACATGTAAATTACTATCTGAAGTAGAAGCAAATATTGAAATTTTAAAACAAGATAATGAAAGATTGCTAGAATATAATCAATTAAAAGATGAAGAAATAAAAAATATTGAAAAAGAATATATGGAGCAATTAAATAATATACCGGTAGATACTTGTGGTGACGCTAAACCTTCAAAAGAATTGCTTAATTATTTAAAAAGGAATGCATAATGAAAATATCTACTTTTTATAATTGGTGTTTAGTTTTATTGTTTTTTATTTTAATCTTTATGATGTTAAATGGATGTACACAAGTAAAAACAACTACCATCGTAACGAATAAATTTACTCAAACTGATTATAATTATCATTGTTTAGATGGCACAAAAACATTTACACAAATAATAGTTTGTTATCAAACTCAAGATAAAGCTGAAAAAGCTCAAAATAAGATAACAAATGAACTCATAAAACAATCCCAGAACAACGAAAAGTAATTTTATTATAACTTTATTAGAAAAAAGAAAAGAGCCTATTTAAAGGCTCTTTTTTAAGACCTATGAAGTAGTTATTACAGATTTGTTGTAATATCAACAGTCGTATCACTACCTTCAACGGTTGTGCTAAGTAAAATATATTCAGCTGTGTAACTAGGCCACAGATAAATATCTACACACATTTGATTATTTGCAATTACTTGTGGAGTATTATTTGTTTCATCACAAATAACTTCAAATCTTTGAATACCATCAGCACTTAAAATTGTATTTAAAAAGCTTTGGAATTGTAATGTTAATTGTAAACGTTCATATGGTGTATTATTTTCAAATAAGTGCCATTTAGCAGCATCACGTAATACAGTTTCAATATAAATTACTGTACGAGCAACATTAATACGATCTAAAGCAGATTGTTTAATTTGTAATGTTCTTTGACCCCAGTTAACATAACCTGCTGCTGGATTTTTAATAATACAGTTAATTTGATAATCTGTATATAATTCACCGCCTTCTGTTGAATCATAGTGTTGAGTTAAGCCAGAAGGAGTTACTGTAGCAGAACTTAAAATACCACGATTAAGACCAGCAGGAGCTAACCAAGGAGAAGTTGAACCCATAATTTTAGCAATGTATGCAGATGGGCACATAACGAAATTTGCACGTCCTTGAGCACTATCAAATGTTCTGATCCATGGAGAGAAAATAGCTGCACGGTAACTATTAATACCTTGAACATTCTTTCTCCATTGTTCTGCTGTTTTCTTTTCAGTTTTTGTCATTGGAATATCAAATAAACAGAAACAATCGCGACGTTTTTCAGCAATTTCAAGCATTTTATTTTGATAAGCAGGTGTTGTATAACCGCTATTTAACAATAAAGATACTTGAACTTGAGTACGATCACTGAATACATCCCAACCTCTGATTAAGGCATCGCTTTGTTTAGCATCATCATCCCATTTACCATTACTATTACCAGCTAATAATTCTAATTCAATTTCTTCTGGGAAATTTTCAAATTGTTCTTCATCTGTGCCGGCATTATTAATTTCATAGTTACTAAATACTTGAATATAATTAGATGAACCATTAATAACATCTTCAATGAATGTAGAAGAACCATAAGCATCTTTATTTTGGAATAATGTACAATTTGAAAATGTTTCAAGTAAAGGCATAGAATTTTTACTAACTTTTTCTCTAACAGCAACACTAAATGTTCTGTCTTTATATTTTAATGCCTCTTGAATACCAGCTGTTCTTTCTTCTGGAGTTTGAATTTGTCTAATTAATTCATCATCTACATATGAAGCATTTGTAGTATTAATGGTAATCGTTTCTTTACCATCAGCTAAAGACGAACTTACAATTTTAACATTATTCAAATTCAATTTAGAATAGTTTGTATTAGCTTCAGTATCATTAAAACCATTTAAGCTAACTGTATCATCAGCTACAAAAAATTGATTACCAGTTGTGTTTTCTAGTACTAATGTTAATATAGTACCTGCTTCATTTTTACTAATATCAACAATACCATAACTTGGATTATCATTAGTACTATCTTCTTTTACAGAAATATAAAAACTACGAGAACTTGGAAAAGTAGTACCAATAACAAAAGCTACTTTTTTATTACTTGGTGTTGTACCGATAATCGTATAGTCACCTCTTAGTTCTGCAGTGCCACTATCACGAATTTCTTCATAACTATGAAAACGATTAAAATAAAAATTATCATCTGCATTGGCAATAGCATTTCTAGTAGTTGTTTTTTCAGAAGCAGTTTTTACTCTATTTGTTAAAACTACATAACGTCCGTAAGAAGCAGGTATAGCTCTAGAAGTATCTGAATTTTCTTTTTCTAAATCAACATCATCTTCTGTAGGAACAACACGAACAAAGTAATGATCTGTAATAGATTCTGAAGCAACAGCTAATGAATAACCAGCATAGCCATATTTAGAATTAAGTGGACCAAAATTATCAACATAGTCTCTTAAAGATCCGCAGTGATAAGGTGTGAATACGGGACCAAAAGCAGCTTCACCAACATATCCGCATGCAGTGGTTGTATTCATTTGAGTTACGCCACTTAAATCACGTATTGAAGCATACACGCCCGGAAATTTATAATTTGCAATTGCCATATTTAATATTCCTTGTTTTTATATATAAAATAAAGTTAATAATTAGAACTTATAAACATATATATCAAAGCAATAAGCTAATTTATTATATCTTTATATATTCTAGAAAAACTTCTTATGTATAGAACTTTAATATTCATATATTTTATTTTTCGTATTGACTTTTATTAGGAAACATATGTTCAAGAAAAGCATTTAATTTCTTATATCTTACTCTATTATCAGTTACATTATCAAATACACTTAACCAAGAATAATCTAAGTAATTATCAGTTAAATCTCTTCCAAAAGGTATTTTAACATCTTTTATTACTTTTGGAGTATCTGTAAAATATAAATTTTTATAACTAGTTCTTCTATGAAATGGCTTATTAGACGAATTATGAATATCAGAAATTTCCTTAATTTTATACATTTCTAAAAATTCTTTTTTATTTATAATTAAAGGTACATGTGCCTCATAATTATATTTATGTTTACATTTTAATTTTACTAATAAATTAAATACTTCTTTAAAAGCATTTTGCCAATTTGATAATCTTTTTGATTTATTATATCTTTCAATAGCTGTTTCCAAACTTCCTAAACATACATTTAAATTATCTTTCCAATTATTTATTGGTTTAATTGCAAAAAAATCATCATTCATTAAAATAAAATTATCAGATATTTCTTCTGTTTTACAAGCAGTTAATATATTATTTGTTGCGTTTTTCCATTTAGTTGTCGATTGTATAGTTTTTATATATTTTACATTAGTAACCCACGAAGGTTTATAACCAATTATATAAATATTTCTATAATTACAAAATCTTTCAACAGATCTAAGAGAATATTTTAAATCGGTATTTTTATCACCTTGCTTAACTATATAAACTAAATCATATTTACAATCATCTGAATTAATTGTTTTTTTAAAATTAAATAAACTCAATGCCTTTGGAGTAAATTTAACATTGAGTTTAACACTATTAATATATTTTTGTTGCTCTTTTAATTGAGTATAATTACCATTAGAAAAAACTGCTACCCCCATTTTTAATAATCCTTTTTTTAAGCAATTATATTTTTAGTTGGATTAGAACCTCCAAATAAATCGTGTTCTTTTTTCCATCCTGTATCTTTATCCCCATTATAATCAATAGCTGCCAAAGTATTAGCCAAATTTAATAATCTTTCTCTGGCTGCAACAGAACGTACTTCTTCAGCCAATGCTTTAATACTATCAATATCAGCTGAAATATCTTCACTAAAATCTTCTATACGTTTTGCTTTTGGATCACTAGAGGCTATAATATCATCTTCTATAGTTATAATTATATCTTCTGATAAATTTAATCTTTCAGCAACTAATGCAATATAGTGATCAACTTGTTCTGCAGATAATTCTTCGCCTGATGGAATTAATTGATCTAGATCGGCTCTTTCATCATCTTCATCAGAAAGATTGCTTCTAATAGCATCTTTTACATCATCTGAATCATATAATCTATCAGTTGTTACAGCTTCTTGAACTTCATTTTGCTCTTCTGGGTTTAAAGGTTCAATTTTATCATCCCAATCTTGTGCCCCTTCTTGAACCTCATTTTGTTCTTCTGGATTAAGAGGCTCAATTTTATCATCCCAGTTTTGAGCGCCTTCTTTAATGTTTTTATTTTTATAAATAAATTGCATTAGTATAATCTCCTTATTTTTTTCTTAAAGGATAATCATCTTTTAATTTTACAGGACGATATTTATTATCTTCTTTATCAAGAAGCATTATAAGATTTTCAACTTGAATCATATCTGGCAATAATTTTGGATCAATTGATGATACTTTATAAACTTTATCTTTATTGTCATCATAAAATTGATCTACGTGAATTGCTTCAGAACCTTTACCAATTTCATTTTTTAATACTCTAATAACATCACTTACATTAACACGAGTATCTGGAACGAAATTTAATGGACCAGCATATTCAGATTCTTTAATTAGTTTTTTTTTACAATCTTCTACTTCAATTTTATCATTTAAATATTGATAAGCAGATTTACCGACTAATACACTTTCAATAATTTTAGCTGTACGGGATTCACCAAACATATTTTTAAATTCTTTTTCAGAATTTTCATCTGATTTTTCATCTTCTGGCTTTTCTTCGTCAGTAGTTTTAACAACTTCTACTGATACATTTGCATCTTCATCACCGGAAATATCAACTAAATCACTTGCTATATCATCAAAAGCTTTAAAAGTATCTTCTGTGGTATCCGCAGCACTAAAGTCATTATCATTTGACATATTAGCTTTATTAACTAAATTTTCTTGATCTGTAATTTCTTCTTGAGAGAATTCACCAGGTTTAACACTAGCCATTCCCATTTCTTCGAAACCAGGTACAATATTGTCAGCAATAATTTCCTTAGAATTATCCAAGGTTTCTACTAAGGCTTTTTTAGCTGCATTGGTTAAACGTTCTCTAAGATTCATTTTTATTTTCCTCGTTAGTATTTTGATTAATATTATCTTTTTCTGTATTTATAGAAGATAATTTTTCATCCTCTATATTAGAATTATTTTTATCTGACATTTTTACTTTAAAATGATAAACTATTCTATATAAATTGTTTTGATAATCTTGTGAATTTTTAAAAGCTTTATCAAATGCTTTTCCAGAAACTATATTTCCATTTTCTTTTTCAAAATTCTTTAATTCTTCTTTAAAGTTTTTACCAATGATTTTAGGATCATTTATTAAATCATCTAAATTTATTTCTATATCATGATCATATTCAGTAGATAAAATTTTTCTAATATCTTTATAAGAAAAACTGTCTTGATTTTCTAAGTATTGTAGTTTCTTTCTTAAGCTTTCTGATATTTCATTTATTTCTAAAATATCATCTATTATATTAGTTAAAGAAGCTTTTTGAGTTTCTGGATTATTATCATTAATTAATTTTTCACCATCTTTTGTTTGATTTAATATAGCAGTTAATTTTTCAGCAACTGGTAAATCAGAATCAAGCGTCTGATAAAGAGTTGACATTGTATTATCTGGATCTTCTATTTGTGCAAAATAAGGTTCTTCTTCAGCCTGTGGATTTAATACTTCAGATTGTATAAATTCATCATCAGAAATAGGATTATCATATTTATCATAATATCCACCAAATCCTAATGAATTTTTACTAGGCAATTTTAATTTTAAATTTAAACCTTTTAATTCATCTGGAAGATCTTTTAATAAATTATCCATATATTCTGATTTAAAATAAGGCTCAAGGTCAGAATTGCCTTTTAAATAATCATATCCCATTGATAATGATACTTCTGGGTATGTTTTATATACAATATTATCTTTTCCAATATGACCTATCACATTATTATTAAAATCTACAACATTATTGTTTGTACTAACTATTCCAATAACATTATTATTAAAATCTCTAACTAATGTTTCAAATTGATCAATAGAGCCTATTAAATTTTTTGATTGATCTATTACATTATTATCAATATCTACTTTACCAATTGGATTATTATTAAAATCATAAGCATTAAATTCAGTATCAGCGTATCCTATAAGAGTATTGTCATCATTAACAATAGTAAGCTTTTTTTCACCAACTTTACCTATTTGATCATTACTTGTTACTCTATATTTATTTTCTGGAGCTTTTTTACCGTCGTCTACCCAATCTAAAGTAATATCTGAAGCATAAGCATTTTCACCATTATCCATTTGACCAACAAGATATGGCTCAGATTTATTTACAATATCCATACTTCTTTTTTCTTTTAAAGAAGTATTTGCTTTTTTTTCATTTATAATGTTTTCAATTATATTTTTGAATGCCATTATTTATTACCTTTATTGAATACTTTTATATATTTATATGGATTTTTAGAAGTTTCTTTAATTGTTTTCTTTTTGTTTTCTCTTTCATATCTTTTCATGAAATTAACAAAATCATTATAAGTTAATTTTGATTTAAGAACATTCTTTTCCATATTTATATTCCAATATTTTATAAATAGAACTTTGATAGATTATAATTATTCTTTGTGTTTAACTTTAATAAAACCTGGGCAAAGTGTAACTATTTTTCCTTGTTTTGATTTAGCATACATAGCACATGATGGACAGCCATTTTTAATCCAATTTTCAACTAAATTAATATGAAAATGACTATGACAATTATGGGACTCAGCAAAATACCTACATGAACATGTTTTAGGATTTAATGTAACAAAATGTGATTCTACTAAAACACCTTGTATTTTTTCCTCAACGATATATCCTGTTATTTTATCGTTTTCTATATTTTCTCTAATTAAATACATTTTACCTTTAATAGTTGTTTAATATATAATGTATAGAACAAATAAAAAAAGAGCTCCATATTTCAGGAGCTCAATTTTTTTTCTAAAGCAAATTATGCGAAATAACGCTTTGTATAACGTTTATCTGCTTTTGTATCAGCAATAAAATTATCAGCATCTACAGATTCTTTAAAAGCAGCAACATATTTACCATATTTACTATCATAAACACGTACACATTCTTTCAAAGATGCATTATCAAATGTAGAAATGATTTTAGCAATTACTGATTCTTTTAATTTAATATTTTCTAAAGCTTCTACTAAAGTTGCATAATCGGCACCAGTTTTAGCAGATTCTTCATAATTTTTCAAGCAAGATTCAACAGCTGCTTCAACGTTTTCACATTTGCAACCTTCTTCAACTTCCAAATTAGGATCTTCCATTACATCAACTGGTTCATCATTGAAATTATCCATATCTTCGGCTGAATCCCAAGCTTCTTCAGTATACAAAACACCTTCAGATTTAGTTTTATCAAAAGCACCCATAACTTTTCCAGATTCAGTTAAAGCAATTTCACGTTCACCTGGCTGAATAGATCCTTTTAATTCAGAAACGCGAGCAGTAAATTTATTATATTCAGTCATGCTTTCTTTCATTGTTTTAGCATGTTTAATTGTTGCCATATTAATTGGAGAAGTATCACCTTCATCAATTGATAAAGCTTCACATACTAATACACGAGAAGGATTCATACGATTGTTGCTAATTTTTTCAAATTTAGCTTCAACAGATTCTTTTTGATCAATGTCTAATTCTGCAACTTCAACACTATCATCTTCATCCGCATTAGCTGGAGCTTTTGCATCATCTTCGCCTTCGCCTTCACCTTCAGCTGGCATATCATCATCAGCTAATTTATCAATAACATCATCTACTTCTTCACCACCTAAAGCAGCATCTAAAGCCGGTTTATCAACAAATTTAACATCAGATAATTCATCAGCAGAAACAACAATGTCTGCAACTTTTGAAGCTAATTCTGGATCAGCAATAACTACAACAGCGGCTTGACCAGCATTTAATGCCAAATCACCGTCATTTGTTGCACCTAACTCTACTTCATCACCTTTATCTAATTCTAAATCACCTTCATCTGTTTCAAGAATTAATTTGCGTGATACAATCCAGTTTTTGCCTTCTTTGGCACTTTCACGTAAAACTTCATGTGCCAAACGAGCTTTTAATCTATTTAAATATTTTGCCATTATAAAATCACCTTAAAAATTTAAAATTATTTTTAACCAACAAAAACTAGAACCTTTAATATATATCACGACTAGAAAATTATATTTATATAGAACAATATATTATTCATACATTTCTTCTTCATTTAATGGTAATTCTTCATTAAATTCCAGCATTTATATATGCTTGTAATAAATCGGCATCTGAAAAAGTATGATTTTCTAAATCTTCTGGTATAAAATTAAAAACAGTATCTTTTGAAGTATTTCTGTTATAAGTATGTTCTCCAACAGTTATACTTTCATTTGTTTTTGAAATAACATTATAGCTTGTAGCACTAATATAATTATTACTAGAATATGCTTTTGTAATATCATTATTATATTGTATAGTATATAAATCATGATCAACCGTTTCGCTTTCCATAAATTTTAAACAAGATATATATTCTGAAATGTTTGTATTTAATACTTGCATATTCACAGAAAAAGTTCTAACTAAAGTTGGAGTTGAACCACTATTTAATCTATATATTTTATTATCATTTGTTATTACATGTACTTTTTCTGGACCAAAAGTTGTATGTCCTGTCCAATTATTAAGAAATTGTTTACAGTTTTCTAATATTAACACTGGATTAGAAATTGAACCTATATAATATAAATTTCCATTAGCTAATAAAACATATATATAAAAAAAATCTAAAATTTGAGATGTAAATGTATATGAACCTGATAATGATGCTGTATTATTGCTATAATCAGAATTATATGCATAAAATGTTTTATCTACAAAAAAATGTATGCGACTAGTTGAAGTCCACCATATTTTCTTATTAGGAATTTGTAAATTAAAAATTAAGCTTCCTGTATTTTCACTATTTTTACATTTATATAAATAACCATTATTTATAATATGCCCATGCCTATTATCAAGTGTATGACGTATCATAAATAAATCAATCTTGTTATAAGTTGTATATTTTTGAGTATTACCAAAATATGCTTTATTATCATTTATATAACAACTCTGTGAATAACAACTTCCTATTGGTGAAAAATTTATTGCATCTGCTCTAGGTGAGGTTTCGGCATCTGCATTTGAATAACTACTATAAATTTTTCCATTTCTTACATAATATGCCCCATTAGTATCTTCCCAACCATCATTTGTACCTTGTTGTGTCATAACTATAGAAGAAGAATTGCTAGTTACTTTATATAATTTACCATCAGCAATTATATTACAGTTTGTATAAGAAGTACCATGAGAGTCATTATTCATTGTATCATAATGTCTTACTTTTACATTATTTGCTTCAAAATTTTCAGAAAATTTTCCAGTATAAGTATCAAATAATATACAAGTATTGTTAAAATCTTCTACCCAAGTATAGGCATTAGCTTTTCTTAATTCGTTTCCCATAGCTGTATAATCAGGTTCATTAGATATTGTATCTATTGTATCTGGTATATTTACTAAGTTTTTATTAGCTGGTATAGTAGCACCTTTTTCTTCTAATTTATTATAAATAGAGGTTACATTATTTTCCATAGATGTAAGTTCTGAAGTTATTGTCATCATTTATCCTATAACAATTCTATTTACTCTATCAACTCTTTCAATATGCATATTCATACGAATTTGTTCAATCCACTCTTGAGGTAATGGTTCATCAGTTAAACATCCCCAGATATGAGTTTTAAAAGCAGTACTATAAATATAACCTTCACCTGTTAATTTATTTTTTGAATCTGGGTGTTTTTCTATATTTGGAATATCAAAAACAGTAAATATTTGATTTTCTGCATTTTCTATAGTTGGAGATTTATATTTATGCCATATTTGAGCATCTGCACATCTTAAAATAAACTTATCTCTAATATACTGAATTTCATCTCTATTATCACATAAAATAGCAGCAGTATAAGTACCAGTTATTGCTTTTGCCTTATAATGCTTTGGAATTTTATTTCCACTTGGTCTTAAATCATTCATATTAAACAAATGAGGTATTTTTTTAAGATTTTTTTGAGTATCTGTTATTACTACGCCATTAATAGATAATTCCATAAAAATATCATCATCTATTTGAGTAATTTTTTCTACTTGAGCTCTTAATCCTCTATATTTTGTATTATCTGCAATTAATACATCATCACCAATTTCTACCATATTATGTTCAACTGGTATATTAAAATCATTTTGACGATATCTATTACCTGTACCCCAAAATACTGTATCTATATCATCTTCAATGTAGGCTAAAATAGGATAAGTAATATCAACATCTTTTTTATTATTAATTTTTTTACGTAAAAGATATGTATTAAATATTTCTTCTGTACTTAAATCATCAACTTGAAATACTCTTGATTCATCCCATAACCAATTACCAGTTTCTTCACTTGTCCAATGACCCCATTTACCGGATTTATCCCTTGGATCTGCAATTCGCATTTGATTTAAAAAAATACGACTCATTGCAACATCTATTTCATTTAAAGATGAATTAAATAAACTGTTTTTTGGTAAATTTAATGTGATATCAGGCATAGTTTTCTCTTTTATAATAAATATAGATATAGAACTTTAACGAATATGAAATTTATATTTGTATCTATGCTTAAACTTATCTTTAATTTCATATAAAGTTAACATTACTGATACTTTTGAATTTATTATTATTCTACCAAAAAGCCACAATTTATTAAATAATTAACAAAAGTATAAATATGTTTACAAATACCTGCTTCATTATGAGGATTATAAGGTTTTCTATCTGTTTTTTTATGATAAATTGGAAATCTTTTACCAGTTCCAACATTGTTTAATCTATTAGCATAATCAAATCTAAATTGATAGTTTGGACATGAACATCTAACTAACATATCATTATGACTTAGACTTGGTTTTGGTTTATATCCTTGCATTATTTCATCTTCTGTTAAACCATCCGTTGGGCCTACATCTGTAAAAGTAACTTGTACTCCATATAAAGAGGGTTTATGACTAGATGAAACACTAGCATAAAAAGTTAATTCACTTTTTTTAGGAAAATATTCAAGATTCAAGTTTTCTACACGAGCTGATTGATCAGCATTGGCTAAAGAAGCTACATTTTCTGTGCTTTTTAGTAAATTATTCCAAGTTGTCATTTTTTAATTTTTCCACAATCCAATTTTCACATTCTTCTAAAGTACGCCAACAAGCATATTCATATCCAGCATTTATAATACGTTGTCTCCATACTTTTTGTTCTTCACTTAATCTACCTTGCTTACCAAATTTTAATTCTAAGAATAAAACAGTACCTTTCCAAACAATTAATAAATCTGGTACACCTTTTTCCCAACCTCTTGCTTTAGACCATGAAATAAAACCCATGCGTTTTTTTTGATCTGATATAAATTTTAAAGCGGGACCAACCGCATCAGTCATTATAACAAATGCTCCATGAGCTCTAAATTTGAGAACTATTTGTCTTTGTAAAATATCTTCACTATCTGCTTGTTTCTTTAATACAGGCATAGTTGTATATTTTCTAATTCTTTTTCTAATTACTGTTTCCATAATTAATTTAAACTATCCCTAAAATCTAAAAGTTCACACGCTAGCATTGCAATACAAATTTTACATTGATTCCATAATTGTATTGCATTAGATAAATTTAAATTTTCAGCATTTTTCTTATTTATTTGTAATTTATCTACATATCCAGCAAGTGTATTCATAACAACTATAATATTTGGTTTACCTTCATATAATTTATTTTCTTGTAAATATTTATAAAGAGATAAACCTTTTTCAATTATGCTATTTAAAGCCATAATACTATCTTGTGTTGTAGTTGTTTGGCCATCTTCTGAAGTATACATTTCAGAATAATTATTTATTTCATTTATAATAACTTCAGCCAGATCATATGCTTTTTTCATTAGTTCCTCCTTGTTTTAAAATATTTATAAAATGTTCAATATATTTAACATCATTATTAGCATAACCTAATAAAATACTACCTACAATTTTACATAATTCATTATCTAATATTATATGAATATCTTTATTAGTAGAAATTAAATGTAATAATGTACTATTTGCATTTGGTAGAACTCTAATGGCTAAAGATTTTCCTTCCATGTCTTGAAAGAAAATTGTTTGTTCTTCATTTTGTTTTTCTGGCTGTTTTTGCTTAGAAAAAAATCGTTTTACTTTTTCAAACATTTATAGTATTCTCCTTTTATTAAATAGAACACTATAATCTAATACATGAAAGAATTTATATGCCAATAATACACACAAATGAATTTTGGGATTATGTAATAAATGAATCCGATGTAATATTGGATAAATTTGCTGAAATATTAACTAAAAAAGTATATGATTTTAATACAAAAACATATGACGTAAGTAAATATTATCAATTAGTACCTATCATAACAATTAATAATAATACTTATAAAATATTAAAATTTCCTGGTGGATTAATTAATTATATTACAAATAGTTTTTCAAATATTCCAGTTGAAATTAAAGATAGAAAATATCCATTATATACTGAAGAAGATATTTTGGCTACTTGTAAAGAAATTAATAAATTAAATCCAAGTTTTGAAATAAGGGATTATCAAATAGAAGGTGTTCAAGCAAGTTTGAATAAATTTAGAAGTTTAATATATTCATCAGTTGGCTCTGGTAAAACCTCTATAATGTGTATTGTTTGTAAAATATTAAAAGATCAAAGAATCTTAATAATTAATAATAGAAATAGTATTTTAAATCAAATTTATGAAAGATTATTATCATTTGGTATAGATGATGTTTCTTTTAATCCAAGTGGAGAACCAGATTATACAAAAAGAATTGTTATAATAAATTCTGCAATTTCTGATAGTAGATTAAATTCTCAAAATAAAGATTATATTAATTTTTTAAAAAATGAAGTAAATACAATAATTTATGATGAGGCTCATCATACGGCCGGAATAACTTTTTTTGAACCAATATTTTATACTGATCCTGAAAGATTACAACATATAATTGGATATACTGGTAGTCCATTTAGAAATTATGAAAATATTTATAAAGAAGATGAAGATTTTAGAATGCTGGGTATTATTGGGGAACCTGTATTTACTTATAAAATGAAAGATACTATAGAAGATGGTAATATTGCTCAACCATATGGATATTTTATAAGATTTCAAAATAAACCACAATTTGTACCCCCACAATTTAAAGACAATTATTATATGCAATATAGAGCTAATATTACATATAATAAAGCTAGAAATAAAGCTGGTTTAGAAATGCTAAAATTTTTAAATAGAAATGGAATAAAAACATTAGCTTGTTTTAACAATATTAAACCTGGACAAAAATTATTAAAAGAATTAAAAGAAAATGGAGTAAAAGCTTTATTTATTTGTGGTGATGAAACTATTTATGAATATGTAACTAATAAAAGAAATACATTAAAATTAGAGAAAAGATCTGGTAATACAGATGATATACGAAAAGCACTATTAACTGATTATAATATAATAATTTGTTCAACCGTATTAGATGAAGGAGTTGATATAGATATTTTTCAAGCTGCTGTTCTTTTTAGTGCAGGTAAAACTCCAATTGCCGGTATACAAAGAATAGGTAGAGCGAGTCGTAAACGTAAAAATGAAAGAAATATATCATTTGTTATTGATTTTTTAGATTTAAATAGTCACTATACATTCATTGATCATTATAAAAAAAGAAGACAAATGATGATTGATTCAGGAGTAAAAATTTTAGATCAAGTTCAAGACTTTATAAAATTAGTGGAAGAAATAAAAGAAGAAAAAGAAAAATAATTTATAAATATTATAATAATATATTACTTCTATAATTTTGTAAATTGAATGAATGGAGAAAAAGTTAAATGGAAACCGATAACCAAGAAAAGCTTGATGATGTATTTAATACAGCTATTCAAGAAAAATTTTTAACATTACTAATTTATAATAAAGATTGGGCCAAAGGTATAGGTTTAGATTTAATTAAAGCTGAATATTTTGAAAATAATATATTAAGAAAAATATGTCAATTAATTCATGATCATTATAAAAATTTAAAAACATCTCCATCAAAAGATATTTTAGAAGAAGATATTAGAAATTATATAGATTCAACAAAAGCATTAAGTACTAAAGATTTTTTTGCATATAAAGAAGTTATAGATAGAATATATAATATTGAAGCAGATTCAAATAATTTAGAATGGTATAAAGATAAAATAGTAGAATTTGTAAGAAAAATTACATGGAAAAAGGCATTAAGTAAAGGTGAACAATGTTTAGATGTTGGAAATTATACAGAAGCAATAGAAAAATTTAAACAAGTATTAAATATAACAGCAGATGAAGATACAGGATTAGATTTTGAAACATTAGATTTTGATGCATTTGCTGATAATTTATCTGAAGTATATGATAAAACAAATATGATTCATACAGGTATTTCTGCCTGGGATGATGCTTTAGGTGGTGGATTTGTTAAAAAAAATATACATATTATAGGTGCAGCTCCTGGTGCTGGTAAATCAAGAATAATGGCTTATCTTGCAAAAAGAGCTTTAATGGATCTTAAAAAAGTAATATTCTTTACTCTTGAATTATCTGAAGAAGAAACGATGGCAAATATTATAACTTCTTATAGTGGTTTGACTATTTCAGAAATTGCAGATAAAACAAGAAGAGAAGAATATAAAGAATTATCAATTGCTTTTAGAGAAAAATATAATGCAGATTTAGCTATTAAATATTATAATCCAGGTGCTGTTTCTACTGATACTTTACATAATTGTATATATAAAATTATACAAATGAAAGAAAGAAAAGGTTATAAAAATTGGTATCCAGATGTAATATTTGTAGATTATCTTGATAAATTATTACCTACAATTAAAATTAAAGGTAGTAGTTATGAAGATATGGGAGCGGTTGCTACAGATTTAAAGGCATTGGCTGTTGCATTTAATTGTCCAGTAATAACCGGTTCACAACTTGGTAAGGTTACTTGGACTTTAACTGGTGATTCGGTTGTTGGTATGTCAGCTATTGCTGAATCTGCTCAAAAAGTACATTTAGCACATACTATGACAACAGTTAATAGAAATCCAGCAGAAAAAGAGCAGAATAAAGCTAGATTATTTTTGGCTAAATCTCGTTCAGGTAAACCAGATACTGTTGTATATATTAATTATGATATTGGTAAATGTTCATTTGCAGATTCTGATCCATGGGATCCAAATCAATTAGAATCAATTGGTAATTATACAATTAAAGATACAAGTGCCAAGTAATAAAAAAGAGCTGACTTAAAAAATCAGCTCTAGTTTTTTCAATGTATGGAAGCCTAGATGTTCAACATTACTACTTATTTCATTCACTCCAAAACATAGGACAAAATTTTAAACCTAACTTTTAGAACATTTTTTGTTTTATTTTTAATAAATATGATGTATAAATTTAAAAAAAGGTAAAAAATGTATAGTTTTTTTATATATAATAATCGTGATAATAGATCTTTATTAGCTCCTTTATATTATATATGTATAAAGGTATGTAAGCGTGATAAAATGAATTATTATAAGCCAATAGATTACTTTGAGTTTTATTGGATAATTAATAAAGCTAACATCAAACATTTAAAAAAATATTATACCTGTGTAATATCTTATGATTTTTTAAGATTATATGATGAATGTGAATTTGTACCAGCTACATTTAATGCAGACTGGTGTGTAAATTATGATATTACAACGGAAAATAAAATTAGGTTTAAAAAAGATAAACCAGTAATTCTTGGATATGATTATAGTAATGATTATTCAGCTTATATTTCATGTAATGCTTGTAAAGATTTAGATTATGCAATAAATGCTTATAAATTATATGGTAAAAAAATATTTATTGTTAAAAACTGTATATTTAAGGTTTTACATTTTTTTAAAAATATTTTTTTATGGAAAACAAAGGAGAAAAAAGATGAAACATAATAATACAAATCAATATTATCGTTATAATTGGTCTAAATTCGGAAAAATAATTAGGCATATTCTTAATTATTTTGGATTAGCTTTAGAAAAAGATTGGGCATATTGTGATGCTATGTGGATTAATGCTTTAAATCATTGTGCTACAGGTTTATTAGATAAAAATACATCTATAAAAGTAAAAGAGAATTTAGCTGAACTAATGGTATTAATCGATGAAGATGGTAAAGAATTTATTAATGGGTGGTATAAAGATTTTGAAAAAGTAAATAACGGTTATGATAATAAATTTACTATTAATTATATAAATGCCTTAAAAGAGATATGTCCATTACTTGAAAAATATCAAAAACAATATAGATTGGGTAAGTATATGGTTGAGGAATAATATGATTAATCATTTAAGATTACAACAAAATATTGAAGATGAATATGAGGCTCAACAATTAAATGATTTTTATAATCAAGAAAATGAGTCTAAAAAAGAAAAATTACAAAAAATACGTAAAGATTATTATTTACAACAAACTATTTTAAAAACAAAATTAAAGGAAAAATTAAATGCAAATCATAAGTGATATACAATTAGATTATAGTGATGTTTTAATCGTACCTCAAACTACTACAATAAATCACAGAGGAGAAGTAGAAGTAGTTAGACATTTTAAACAACTTGAACCAGATCTTGGAATGGGTTATATTAGAGAGTTTAAATGTTGTCCTATTATGAATGCTAATATGACTCAAACTGGTACATTTGAAGTAGCAAATAAATTACGTTCACATGATATGATTGGTTGTATTCATAAATTTTATACTGCTAAACAGATTAATGAATTTTTTGATAAATATGGTTCTGAGGGTGTTACATTTTTTATTACAATTGGACTTAGAAATCAAGCAGAAGAAATTCTAAAGTTAAGAGCTTGTAAAGATTATATGTGGTCTATTTTGATTGATGTTCCAAATGCTTATATTCCAGATGTTGAAGATTTCGTTAAACTTGTACGTAATGAATTTCCAGATAGGATTATTGCAGTAGGTAATGTATGCACGGGCGATCGTACCCAAGAATTGATTAAAGCCGGTGCGAATATTGTTAAAGTAGGTATTGGTCCAAGTGCTGTTTGTCGTACACGTCATACTACAGGTTGTGGTCGTCCTCAATTGTCTGCAGTTATTGAATGTGCTAATGCAGCTCATCAGGTTGGTGGTTTAATTATTGCTGATGGTGGATTTACAATGCCTGGTGATTTATGTAAAGCGTTTGTAGCTGGAGCAGATATTTGTATGTCTGGTTCAATGTTTGCTGGTTGCGATGAGGCAGCTGGAGATGTTATAACTAAAGCATATGAAACAAATGAATATGATTCATGTACTTGGATTGATAAATTAGGATTTATTCATAATACTATAGATGATCCAATTCCTAATGATGGAACATTTTATGATTTAGGTAAGAAAAAAATTGAAACAAAGAAATTTAAAGAATATTATGGAATGTCATCTTTTAGAGCACAATGCGAAAATTATGGTAAAAAAACAACTACCGGTACATCAGAAGGTGTTGAAAGTAAATTAATTCCATATACAGGGTCAGTTGAAGATACTATAAATAATATTAAAGGAGCCTTACGTAGTTGTGGTAGCTATATTGGAGCTAAAAACATTAAAACTTTTAGTCGTCAAGGTAGTTTTTATAGGGTTAATAGGATTCAGTAATGCATAAAAAATTGTTTTACTTTTATCTCATATTTTTTATATTTATATTAATAATAACTTTTTGTATAATAAATTGTATGAATAGTTATAGTGATATAATTATTTATTTAAAAGGACTAGATCAATGAAAGCAAAAGTTTTAAAGCAATTATTAAATACAAATTATGTGGTTCAAGAAATTCCAGATAAAATTTGTATAAGCAGTTATTATGTTACTGATTTAATTGCTATTGATAAAAAAACATTAAAACTTACATATGCTTTAGATACTTTTCATGAGGGCAGAAATGCTTTAAAAAGTGAACAATTAGAAAACATTTGGGATAAATTAACTCAAATGATAAAAGATGGTAGTATTAAAGATATAATAAAAGGAAATGACTCTATAGAAGGTATGAAAATTTTTTATTATTTCGATGAAGATACTAAAAAAGTTATTAAATCTTATACAGATGAATATGGTTGGCCAAATGTAGATTATACGGGTAAATTAATTTATGATAATAATTGTTTTGAAACAGAAAAAGAAGCAATTGATCATGGTATAGAAGTTTTATTATCTAATTTAAAATATACAGAACAATATCTTAATGAAGAAATAGAAAGATTTACAGAAAGAACTACTAAATTAAACACCAGAATTGTAAAAATACAAGAGGCTTTAAGTAATTTATTTGAAAGAGATACTGATGGAAAAAAACCAATTAAAAATTAAAGAAGAAACAAATATTGATAAATTTATAAAAATATTTGATCATGTAATTTGGTATGTTATAGGTATAGTTATTATATTAAGTATAGCATATACAAGTGCACATGAAAGTAAAAAAATTTATTTAACAGGTACATTAAATTGTGCTGAAATAGTAAAGGAATAATAATGAAACCAGAAAATAAAAAAATATTACATAGAGCAATAGCAACTTTTGGTAGAAGTAATCAAAAGATGCAAACATTAGAAGAATTAATGGAATTACAAAGAGCTATATTTGAAAATGTACATAGAGGAACTGACAATAAAAAAGAAATTGTTGAGGAAGTTGCTGATGTAGAAATAATGTTAGCTCAAGTAAAAATGATTTATGATATTGACCAAAAAGAAATTGAAAAAATACAAGATTATAAAGTAGGTAGATTAGATCATACTATAGATAAATATTTAGCAAAACAAGCAGCAAATAATGAACAAGTTGAAAAACAAACACCAGATTTTACTGCTTTAATTGATAGAGAAACTTCAAATGGTCGTTAATATTTTGTTCTAATAAAAAATTAAAGGAGTTTATAATGTTTATAATTCAAAATGCAAAAAGATCTTATAATTGTTATTTGTCTGAAAATAATGAATGGAAAGGCTTATTAGAAGCAAAAACATTTAAGACAAAAGATGAAATTACTAATGTTCCAGAAGATGGTAAAATTGTTGAATGGAATGAAGTAGTAGGTTTAAAAAGTAAAGATAATTAAAAAAATTGCTTTACAAATGAAAAAAATTTGATATAAATGAATTTATTAAAGATTGATGAGAGTTATAAAACATTGTGAATAAGAAATGATATATAGCGGGGTAGAGCAGTGGTAGCTCGTCAGGCCCATAACCTGAAGGTCGGTGGTTCAATTCCATCCCCCGCGACCATTTTTAGGCAGGTACAGCAAATTTTTTAAAACTTCTACTTGAAATGGAACTGATTCTGCCTAGTATTAAAAGTTTTTTTTAGATAGGTACAGCAGTATTTTAATTACGAGGTCAAGTAATTTCTATCTAGTATTTTGAGTTTTTAGACACATACAGCAATTTAAGCAAATCCCATGACTTTTAATCATGCAAGAGTGCGTGTCTAGTTTTTAGTTTTGTTCTACTATATAGACAAAGTTTTTTTATAGTAGGAATTTGTTTAATGCGTATTTATACTGATGCAAGTACACGTAAAGTTTCTGGCTTAGGTTATATCGCGACAAATAGTAAACATACAGAAATTCAAAAAAATGGTATAGTAATTGATCAACAGGATAATAATACTGCTGAATTGTTAGCTATTGTTTATGCTATAGATGATACTCAAAATTTACTTCAAGATAATGAAAAAGTTATAATATTTACTGATTCAACTTATGCTATAAATGCTATAAGAAATAATATTTATAGACCAGAAGAAGAACCAATAGTAAAGAAAATTCAAAATTTAATGGAATATAGCGATTATACATTATTTTGGGTAAAAGGTCATTGTCAAGATGGTACATTATTATCACATTTTAATAAACGAGCTGATAAAATGTCAAAATTAACGCGTAAACAATATGAAAAGGAACAAGAAAAACTTAAAAAATCTAGAATAAAAATATTATATGATAAAATAAAAAATCATATTCATTTTTAATGGAAAATAGCTTAGAAGTAGAGCAGCAGGTTGAACTGTTATGTCGTTAGGTGCAATTCCTAACTTTTCCCCCGTTTAATGCCTAAGATAGCTCAGTCTGGTAGAGCACGTTTTTTTTTGTATCTAGTCCAGATACTTACAGCTAATCTTTTGAAATTGCCTGGTAAGCACGTGGTCGTTGGTTCAAATCCAACTCTTAGGCGCTTTTTAAATTTAGGGATCAAAAAAAATGGATAATACTTTAGAAAAAGTAAAATCTATTCTAGAGAAGGATTTAGGATTTTCAATAACTAAAATTAAAGAAAATTCTAAATTGGTAGAAGATTTAGGCGCCGACAGTTTAGATAAAGTTGAAATTATCATGGATATAGAAAATGAATTTGATTTAACTATTCCAGATAAAGATGCTGAAAAATTCGAAACTGTTAAAGATATCTTAGACTTTCTATCAAAAAACAACTAATACAAACTATGCTCTTAATTATAAAATATTAAAAAATTATATTTAAGAGCATAATTTTTGTATATTTCAGAAAAAATGTTTACTTTCGGTATTGTTTAACAGTTCTATAAAACATGATTAGATTAAACGTAACATATTTAAGTTCAGAAAATCAACCTTCAATAGATAGTTGATGGGCTTAATGTTTTACTAAAAATCTGAAAAATGTTTAAGCCCGCAAGATCAAAAATTTTGCGGGTTTTTTATAGAGCTATAATATATCGTGAATAAGAAATGATATTTAAAAAGTTAATAGACTCCAGAGGCTTTTTACTTAATTTATTTTAAGTATAGCACAATTCTCAGTTTGTGGAATACCACCTGCATTATAAATAAAACGTTAATATTTATAAATGGGAGTAATCTTTTTATGGAAGGTTGGCTGAGCGGTTTAAAGCAGCTGCCTACTAAGCAGTCGAGGGTAGTAATACTCTCCGTGTGTTCGAATCACACACCTTCCGCCAATTTATACTGCGGTAGCTCAGTTGGTTAGAGCAT